AACCACATTTCAGTATTAGCTAGTGCTCTATCAAGTGGAAGCCAGAATGCTTGTTCTGTTTCCACTATTTCTTTTCCATTTGCTTCATGTTCAGGAACATTTTGTCCTTTAACTTTAGGCAATGGTTTTGTATCATCAAGCTTGAACAGATATGCAACTGTGATAGTACGACCACGAGCTGAACGATCTGGCTTATCAAAAATTTCTTTACTTACGATTGAACCTTTTAACATTGATTTTGTTATCTCTAAGGATTTTTTACCTTCTGTTAAACGAATACCGGTTTCTTCCATTAGTTCTCTTATCGCAGCATTTTCAATTGTTTCAGTTTGGTCAACGAATCCACCAGGGAGAGCCCATAAACCTTTACCAGGTTCTGCACCACGTTTAACAACCAGTACATGTCCAGACTGGATAACAACAGCATCCGCGGTATTGAATGATGGTGCGTAAGGAGCTACAGACCAAGCTTTTTTGTATGACTGAATAAATTGATATTCACGACGAAGAATATTTAGGCCACCGGAACTAGCAAAGCATTGCAAGAATAATTTTGTAGTTGTTGGAATCTTCCAAAGCAGATCATCAAAATCTTTATTTGTTATTTCGCTTGAATATAAAACTTCACGTACACTTGTTGCTGAAATAGCACCTTCTGTATGATCATGTTCATCAACAAGATTTAATTCCCATTGAGGAAATGCTTTTAGATACCAAGTTGATTGATCACGGTCAGAACCGGTCAAGGCAATTTTATATTTGCCAGAAGGTCCAAAGGTTAAGATACATTCATTACGAACTGTTTCTTGAACTTCCTTAATCCATGTATCATCTGAATATGGATGATCATAAAGTGGTAATATAGAAATTTTAGTTCTTGTATACGGACTACCGACAGTAGCCACATAATCATTGATCATTCGCTTACGTTCTTCGAATGAGAATGGATTTTTAAGGCTGCGCGCTTGTCCAGAAGAACCAACAAGCACGATAACGTGATCAGAAGTTTCTAATGCTCGGCTAAGAACATGACAGTGACCTAAATGAAATGGATTGAATCTGCCAATGTAGACAGTTACTTGTTTTTGAATTGCCATAATCGAGCTCCTCGAATTAGCTGGTTGATACATTTGGCGTCTATCGCCTCTGCATATAATTATATATTAGTTTTTGCTAATTTGTGATATTTAATACTGACCTGATGGTAGCAGCCTGATATTCTAAATCTTGTATCCTATCAGCAGCATCCTCGAGTAAGTCAGCAATTTTATCTGGTAGATTTTCTTGCTCACTTCTACGACAGAAAATCTGTCTACGAATGCTAGCACATTCGCGAAGTCTAAACTCGAGAGTTTCTGGTTCCATAATTCTTAAGTACTGATTCGTGTGCCGGGAGTAACAAGAGCAATGCCGCTTGTTTGTTCCAAATATTGCTTAGTAACATTAGGAGATGGATCAAATGGTGGAATAATTAAAGCTGAAACTGGTAAATTCAATCGTTCAATTGTTGGATTTGAAAGTGTCCAAGGAATAAATGCTAAACCAATATTACCATTTGGCATAGGTTGAAATTGAAGAATATGTGGTCTACGAACTGTGTATCCAGTGATTTCACCTTTTTCTGCCCCACTATTTTTAGTTGCAAAAATCGGATTTCCATAAATTGTATCCGTTACTTCTGCAACGACTTCATCACCACCAACCATTTTGAATGATTTTACTTCTGACATTTTTACTTCTCCAAATTTAAAGGGTTTTTATTTTTACTATATTGCCGGTTACTTGTAAGTCCGGCCAATTAAAATGCTCGTTAAATACTACATCATCTAAAAACAAAACTTCTGTCTTAACAATTAAATGCGTATATTTAAATTTAAGTCTACACCACAATCTAAAAGATTCATGCTTGGACCAAAAAGAAGATGCATCATCGAAAGTTACTGTCCCAGGATTTAATCCCATAACTGAACAACAAGCTGGAATAATATCGTCATCAACAGTTAAAATATCATTCAACTTAATATCTAATGTAGACTCAATCATTGGTCTGCAACGAAGATTAAATAATGTTTTCTGAGTCTCATCCCAAATAGCAAATGAAAAAATATGAATGAAATTCGGTTTAAATAATGCGATAAACTTTTTAATTTCTTCAACATTAATCATATTAGTATTATGCCAACCATTAGTGGCTGGTGTTATTACTGTATCTTCAAGATCAAGAAATAAATGTTTAATAGTGTCCATATGAATATTATATCACAATGCACGTGTAAAGTAAACTAGACGTTTAGCAATGTTTCAGTTTTGTTAACAGTAGCAGGTTTAGATTTGCCTATTCCACAAAGAGTAATTAGTGAAATTGCTGACATCAGTTCTTTAGGTTGACCCAATAAAGGTTCTTTCTCCTCCTTAGAATCAGAAAAAACCATTCCTATATCAAACGATTTTTGCTCATAAACAATAGATGTTAGATCATCACAATTTAATAATACTTTAGAAAAGATAGTCTTGCCTGAGACTCCTAATGAGCCATCAAAATTATTAACTCTATCTTCTCTTATCCAAGTTGTAACAGTATTTTTGTTAAATTTAGCTTGCGATGTATTTAACTGAAGTGTGAGATCATTATCGAAATAGAATGATTCCCATTTACCAATTGGTACTTGATTGTCAACTTGAATCAGAGGATATAAGTAGCACCCATAATAAATTCCAACAATAAATGCCAAGACATTAATTGAAACAAACTTTAAGGTTTTCATTTTAGATCCAGTTAATTAATATTTGATAATGTTATTTATGAGTAATATTATGTCCTGCTATTTAATAATGTACCAAATAGATCCCGAAGGAGGCAAGATAATATCTTTGTTTACACTCATAGCAAATTCTCTTACTACGTTTACAACATTTGGCATCCACCAAGCGAATGTATGTCCACCTAAAATACCACCTGGCTCTAATAATTCCCATGCAGCATTAAATTGTTTAATCATTTCAGGAAGATCATCAATGCAATCTGTATCCCAATAAATCATGCCAATATTTGTTCTAGCTTGATCAGTTAAATCATCGGGAAAATAACCAATAATAGTTTCAATACGATCATATTTGTTTGCTACTTCTGTTTTAAAAATATCATAGACACGATTGCTATCAAATTTTGGACCTGTATAGTCTGTCATTCCTGACCACTCAATTGGGGGATTTGATTCTCTCCATGGATCAATGCAATAAATATTGCAATCATTGCATACTTGTGCTATTACCTGAGTTGTTCTACCTGCAAAAACCCCAATTTCTATAATATCTTTTCCAAATGGCTTCAATTTATAAATGCGTTTAACTTGTTCTACTTCATTTGTGTGAAGCCAACCTGGTATATCTCTTCTAAAAATCATAATGTTCAATCTCCTTATTTCATATTTATTATTGCGTAATCACAGAAAATCTATTGAAGCTGCATTTGATTCAAATAGCTTCTTCAATACTAACATTGATCTTCCGCTAAATATACCCCAACATGGGAAGCATTTATCCATTATACAAATTTATTGTATCGCATGGATGATAGCAAGAGTTCAAAAAACATTATCCCTAGGTGATATAAGGGATATGACTTGCTTGCAAAATTTTCATAACCTAGATCAATATAAACAATTAAAAATATTAGCTCATAATAAAAAAATAATTAGCATAACAGACATTTTGAATTTACCATATCATCCTAGATATGATTATCCTTCTAAATTTGGATTCCATTTAAAAGAACGAAATAGAATGTTCAATAAAGCAAAGTGCCTCCACACGAAACATTTAAGTAGAATTAACGCATACTCGGATTTAAGTTGGCCAACAACAAAATCTGTTATGACGTTTGAACTGGATCACTTAGCAGTATCAAGATGCGAACCTATGTTTGGAATAAATTATGAAGTGTATAAGAAACAAAATGATATTACAAATTGGCCGAAAACATCTAATGAAAATAAAATAAAATTTGGTTGGATAATATTCTGGGTAGATAGTAATATGTCAGTAAACATATCTGAATTTCAATCGCCAACGGAATCTATTAGTACAACAAAGGCCGGAGTAAAACACAATTTTATCGAGCCTTTAAATTGGACTGGCTTTATGTTAGAACAATTAATTCAGTATTTTGTATTACGTGGATTTTCAAGATTTTCTATTCCAACTTTAGAATATAGAAAAGAAAGTACCACAAGTAAGCATTTGATGGATTCTCATTATAGAGAAATACCAAAGGCATTTGGATTTAAACGAGAAGCAAAAGAATGGGTATTGGATTTCAATCTTTAGCCGGTTTATTCTTAATAACAATTCTTCTAGCTTTAGCCTTCTTTATAATGGGTCTAATATCTGGTATTAGTTCTTTATCCATTAAAACGTTTATGTGTTCTTGTGTGAGTAAGAATTGTTGAGGTGGTATAAAAATACCGAACTTCGTTTTTGCCCACTGCTGAACTGCGGGCATATCTACTTTACCAGTATCATCCGAAAACGTATAATAAAGTAATAGTAAATCTAATTCTAGCTTAGTAATATTATTCATCTTACTCCAATTAAATTGAAGGGACAAGTTGCCCTGTCCCTTCTACCGTTCGTTTATAAGGTGGCTAGCCTCACCGAGTGCAGGTTCTTACGCTGCAATCCGGAATTGTGAGTCATTTGCATTTACGCTTTTTGCTTGATTTACGGTCATCGCCTACCTAGCGCCAAAATTCTTACTTATTTGCTGATCGATTCCAATTCACCCCCATCAGATGTACACTAAATCAGGTTAGGCTCGTAGGGAGTCAAGTACCCTCAATTGGCTTTTAGAAATAATGTACATTTGGTGGAGATGTCGGGGGTCGAACCCGAGTCTCAACAACCTTTCTTAATACTAGTTTACGCTGTTTACTACAAAAACTATTTATTACTCTACTAATAAAACAAGGCTTGCACAAGAGAATCCACATTCTAAAAATTCATCAACATTAACTGTAATGATATTATAATTTCTATGATTTAACAGCATCTCTAACTTTCCAGACATACCAGAAGTAATGATATTCATATCAATAGAAATTGATTGACATACTAAGTCAAGAGCATCTTCTCGTGAGATAGGAATATGCCTGCCCTCATAAAATTGTTCTATGATATATTGTGAGTGTTCACTGAAGCCTTCTGGATACCATAATAAATCACCACTCTCTAAAACACACATACATTTATTAAGAGTGTTCAATACTGGGTCAACTAATTCTAACCCCCTAACAATAGTATCATAGATATCCAGTGTCTCATCGAGCACTGCTTTATATTCAAATGTGCTTTTAAAGCCAAATCCATACCAAAGAATACTTCCATCTAAATTTAGAATGGCATCTTCACTGCCCGAAAAGGAATATTTTTCACGTTCTGCTGGCTTATTATATCCTTGATCTACAGCATATCCTTCTTCTTTCAATTCTTTGACGATATATGTTTCATATTCACTATCGCTATAAAATGCAGATTGACATGTTAGTATCATATCTTCAATGCTGACACCAGCCTTAGCTATAAAAATAGAACCTGTATCTTTTAGTGATGTTACTGGGAGAACATTTACATAATTCCCGCAAGATTCTATTGCGTTTCTTAATTCGCTCCACTGTTTGATAGCGTCTACACTAAATAAATATTGAGCAGGTAACCAATCTTGTTCTTGGGTACGCATTGCTGGAGATGCCATTATGTAATGTTTCATTTTTATTATTTAATATGATGTTATAATGAATTATTTATGCTCTTTTAAATCAAAAATATTTCCGGCTTCTATAAATAAACAATATCTGTTTACCTTCATGGACATCAAATGACTAAAGTATCATTCAAGAAATTCTCTAATTTTGTAGATTCATCTGAAGAATTATCAGATGATCAAATATGCGAAATATTTGGTTTCTTTAAAAATAACGTAGAAGCTGATAAGCTTAAAGCAGCAAAAGCCTCACTGACTGCCGATCAAATTGCTAAGAAAAAAGCTGCTGATAAAGCCGCTGCTGATAAAATAGCAAAAATGAGACAGGTAGCTACAGGACAAGACAAAGAAGATGGTGATGTTACTTTATCACCAGCAGAAAAAATTAAAGCTGCAGCTAAAGCTAAATTGAATGCCACATCTGGTAATCAGATGAGAGGTGCACAAGCTAGAGCTGCTGAAAGAAATTGGGCACTTGGTGAAAGTGTTAAGACAGATAAAGAAATTGCTGAATTTAGAACTGTTTTGCAGGAAATTTTAAAAGATCAAGATAAAACTGGTGGTAAATATTACTATAAAGTTTATAATAAACCTGTTTCTAAATTAGAAAAATTAGCAGCAACATACTTACAGAATTTATATTCTCAAATTGCAATAGATAAACATTTACATGAAGATGATGATTTTGAAAAGATAGAAGAACTACTTTTTAAGAAATTAGAAAAATTGCTCAAATAATAAAAGCCGCTTTAAAAAGCGGCTTTTTAATGTCTGCTATGAAAAGAACTTGTCAAGTACTTTAGCAATCGTCTGAAGTTCTTTAATATTCATTTCCAACATTTTACGTTCAGATTCAAATACTCTTCTATCTCCCGCATCTCCAAAATTCATAATATCTCTAAAAGTACCATTATTATAATTCTTTTGCATAATGGCTTCTTTTCTATCGATTAAAATTTTTAACTCAGCTTTAAAATTTTCAATAGTAGGTTCTACATTATGAACAGATTGCATTAATTTCCCCTAATATAATCTTTAGCTCTGCAATATTGCTATCAAGAATTACAACTTCCCGCAGAAAATCAGATTCTTCTTCACTTAATGCTATATGCATATTAGCTAAACGGGGTTTATAAAACTTTTCTCTTATGGCTTCTTTTCTATTGATTAGAGCTTTCAAATCATCAGTAATCTTTTTCAGTCCAATGCTCATATTAGCTATACCAGAAAATTTTAATATCAATCCACAAAATTTTAGCTCTTATGACAATTACTTGTTGCCAATAAGTAACCCAAATCAGCATCCATTCTGTAAAGAGATCGAGTAACTTTAACCCCTTCTTAGCCATTATGCGTCAGCCACTTCCTCAGCAAAAACAGCAGCGACTTTCCTAACTGATGGTTTTGAAGTTTTTTCATTTGAGACTGATGTTGTGGATGTTACTGATGGTTGCTTGCGGCCACGTGGTAGCTTTGAAACTACACCACCAACTTCTTTCAATCGTGCACCAAGAATTTGGTTAATTGAAATTAGCTGTTTTTTGAGTTGCTTAACTGTAATATCGGGATTAGCAGTCTTAGCCGCAGTCATTAGACGTTCTTCAGCTTTAACAAAGAAATCAGGATTGACGAAATTATAATTGCGTGGCATATCAAATCCACTAGCTCCTAGTTCAGGACCAACTACGATCTGTACACCCTTCCAATAATCAGCATGATCTGCAGGTCGTGCATTTTTCCAAAAACCTGTTGCTATTTCGCCCAACAAAACCTGGGTTAACACTGCGACCTGAACCTCTGTACCAACGGTTAAAACTTTAGACATAAAAACTCCTTCAAAATTTAGTGTGGTGATCTTTAATCGATCATGATATAATTATATCACAGAATATTGTGATTGTAAACTGATGCTATGCTGACATTTGTTTTATTGCGATTGCTATCTTAAATCGATTATGAAATCTCATTACAGAAATCTGGCACGGACAACCTGGATCAGAGGGATCTGATTTGCCCATACAGCCACATGCACTTGAAACTGGCGAATGAAATAATATTTCTTCAGGTTGTTTCCAACGATTAAAATATTCAAGAAAATCCTTAACTAGAAAATCTACAAGCTGTTTGTTTACCTCTGGTAATGGTGCATCAAAACCGCCAAGAAATTCCATCTCAGTTGAAAGTGCATCCATTCGTTCCAATCTTTCAATTGAATATTTTTCAAATAGTTTAGTCATTATGTTCTAAAGTAATTGTTGCTAGTTTGATTTTTAAATTCGCCCGATAGATATTCACATCCTGCTCTATGGATATAAAAATCAAATGCCTCTTTAAACATGATGATATCATTACTATCATATGAGATAAAAGATTCTACAAATTCTCGGCTGCCCATATAATCAAAAGCTTTTTGCATTTTGATTATATCAAAGTGAAAGTGTTCAACTAATACTTTTACATATTTCTTTGGGAATTCTGGGCCACGTTTGTAGTACTTAATATTATTACAGATGGCTTTTTTCTTTGCATTTAAACTACAATGTGCCAAATCAGTAATAATATATTCCGATAGTTTTGCAAGTGCATCATCAGTATCCTCTTCTTCAAGAAGAGGAACATTAGCTAAGGTAAACAATCTACCATCAACGGTAATTTCTAATATTAAATCCGAGCCAGCTCTGCGAATTAAAGGTTCTTCAATTTTCATTTTAAAGTTTCTCCAACATGTCTCTAACTTTATTTAGTTCTTCTTCTGAATGGGCAATGGCGCCACTGTTCATTTCAAGATACCACTTAAGAAGTTCTTTTCGTGTTTGAAGTTTGTTGACAATATACTGAATATTTAATTTACGAAGAATTAAATAACTGTCCTCAAATTCATTTATGGTGTGGCCAAACGCTTTTACTTGGCCACTTATGAATTCTCTGCATGCAGTCAATCGTTGTTTGCCATCAACAAGAACAACCTCATCACCTAGATCAGAATTTCTTGCTCTTGGATTTCCACCGAATACTGGACTATTGAAACGAATAGGAGGAACAGCACCGCCTTGAAGCAAGAATTCAATAAATTTTTCTTTATGAGTTTGATTCCAAACGTGACCACGCTGAAAATCGGGATTCAAATCTAATCCATAAGATCTAGTGAAACGCTCAAGTACACCCTGGATTTCATCAAAGTCCATCATTACCCCATTAGTAGGGCAATAAACAAACTGTGGAATTTCAGAAATTTTCATATGTCGCTCCAAAGATCTTCATGATTTTCTTTTTCTATTGGCTTTGGATCGTTCCAAAGATCTTGCCATATACCAAAAACAGCTTCAGAGCTATCCTGTGTTGCGCTGGCAAATGTTTTGCAAAATTCAACAAACGAAACAACCCAAATAACAATACAAATATAAATTATTAGTGGTATTGTCATTCCTACTAATACAAGTCTCCGTGGAATTTTTGATAGTTTATCTATTCTCATTTTGCTGCATCCCAATTATATTTAAAAAAGTTAAGTAGCACTTTGCTTGTTGAAACATTATTATCAGTATGGCTAGAGAACATCTTAATAGCAATCCCGCATATTAAAATTGCGAGGATTCCCAAAGGCATAGTAATAAAGATTAATACTGAGCGCTTAATAATAGTTTTCAACATTTTATTCTTTCTGAAAATTATTTGAACACTGCCATTGCTGCTTTAACCGCCAAAGTTTTACCCATTACTGGTGGAACAGCATAAGTGAAACAGGTAACACCTTCAACAGCTGAATAAGAAATTTCATTTACGACTGTCCATGTTCCAATACGAGCAAGTGATTGATCATGATGAACATCTTGAACTTGACCGATTTTTGCATAATTTCCTGAAGCACCAGAAATAAAATGAAACTGACCATTCGGTTTCATACAAACAACTACTGTTCCTTGGCCAGAATATGCACCACATTCTTTTACAATTTCATCAATTGTAACTTTTGATTTGCCGAACAGACACTGTGCAGCCGGGAGGATTGCCCATGAGTTACGAAATTTGTTATAGTGATTCATTTTGAAACTCCCGAGTTATCTACAAGATCACCATCATTAAGATATGATTGAATTAAACCGAGAAAAGCAATAATGGATTCTTTTCTTTTTCCAAACAGCCAACGAGCAGCTTCTAAATCAGCAGAGGTTTCAATTTCACTGGAACCAGTTTCAATACTTTTAGCTAATCTTGCTAACTCGCTATTTGCTTCTTCAAAAGTAATAAAATTAGGAAAAGGAACAAACTTAGAAGGGGTAGTCATTTGATTTCTTTCTGTTTAATCAATTTATAAGTAATTATATCATGAATCAGGTTGAATGTACACAGTTATTTTAGTTATTTTCAAAAGAAGTGTAACAGGAATGTTAATATAAAGTAAATATTATCAGTTTAATACTATGTAACGATTCATGAAACGATTTATTTTCGCAAGAAATGTTAATTACAAGAAGTTAGAAGTACTTAATAAGCCAATTCATGGAACTTAATAGATTTTATTTATTTTTAGTCAGGTCATGAAACAACTTGCGAAACAACTTATGTAACGATTCTTTCCCAGAGTGCTTTAAGGCCCAGAGAGACTTAATATTAGCATGATATGTTTTATATCGAACTAATAGAAGCTTCTCTGGGCCTCTCTAGAGTGATTCACGATCACTCTAGCTTTGTTACATTCTTATTACTTTGTTGAAGGACGCAATTGAATTGGACCATCTTCTTTTTTGTTCCTGAATGCTGTATCTGCACGATCAGTGGAGACGATATCAAAGTCAGACAAATTCACTTTAGGATAACCCGCGAAACGCATCCACATACCTGTCCAAAAAGTACCAAGAGTAGTTGTATATGAACGACGAATATCAATTAATCGAGTTTGACCCGCAGTAAAATCGTTACGACCAGATTCAATTACTTGTTGGATCTTACGATACATAGCAGCATCAAGAGTTGGATTTTGTTCTTTCAGCATTTGAAATGTTGCACCAGAACCATCTTTACCATATCGACCCTGAATTGCTGCAGTTGTAACTTCAACCAAATCTTTCTTATACATATCTGGGACTTGAGCAACCTCTAGAACTTTCTGTCCATACTGGGCAAGAATATTTTTATTGCTTTCTTTTGCTGCAATTAATTGCTGATCCATACTGTTGCCGTAATTATAGGCAGATACATATGAAGAGAATCCAATTCCACCAATCAAAACTACGATTACAGCAATTACAATTAAAGCAATCACAGCACCCGAAATTGCACCACGTTGATATTGTTTCATTTTATTTCCTTATTAAGTTTAAAATATAAATTATCTAAATCTATTATAACTTGATCTGCGACCAGAGTAAACTGAATTTTGCTTGAATAAGAAAAACCAGAATCCCAAATACGCTAACAAGTCTGCTATTAATGTTGAATAAATTACCCAAGAAGGTGGATCAATTTCACTTTCAAGATATGCAAAATCTTTCATAGACTTGCGTTTAAAATTCGCTTGCACATTTTTGTTAATGACACTTAAAACATTATCAGCAGTTAAGTCTTCTAAATCCAAAATATCATCTCGAATAGAAACCCGGATAATATCAGAATCAGTAAGAGCCATCACATTAACCCAAGCTGCTTTCTTAGGAAAATCTGGAGCGCCAATAACAACAACCACATCATTCTTTTTGCCATTCAACCAAGCATCCTGAAGAGCATAAAAATAATCTTGATCAGCAAATTTAGTGATAACCACAACTACATTGGCTTGTTTTCTCGGTCCTAGAACCTTAAGCATATTAGAAAGTTGAATGTTCCAAGCTGGATTATTAGGAATAGAAACACCAACTCCAATTACGCGATCAATCTTATAAAAATCATAAGTGCTATCAGGATATGCTGGGATACTTCCAGCATATTTAGTCTTGAGAGTATCTTGCAATGGACGAAATAATGTTTGAGGAACGGCCTTAATATAATTTGTGTAAGAATGTTCTTTCGCTGCAGCATCACCACGTTGGATTATTGAATATCTGACTGGATCTGTTGCTTGATAAACTCGGCTACTAAGTTCATCTAACCCATCAATCTTCCAAGAACCAATAGTTGCATTTGCATTCCATGCAACAGTGTAATGTGTTCGATAGCAAGTTTGACAAACTCTATTAGATGTACATGATCGACTTGAGCCAGAACCAGAGCAAGATTGTTCTGTTCGACAATTGCACTCATATGATTCTTCGTATGTACCATGTACACGCTCTTTACTGGTAATTTCCCCATTAAGAATTTCAGTGTCATGTGTTTTATAACCGATGCTTCCGTAAAAACAGGCAGCAAAAATTAATCCGCTGATGATTAAACCACCAACAGAAAAACCAATATTATGCATTAAGGGAATAGATTTTGCTACCTTTGGAATAACAAATAAAGATAATGCAGATAGCATTATCGGAAGAACTAACATCCAGATTAAAGTTAAATTAATCATTTTAAATCCATTCATTAAGAGTGATATAATATCATTATATCACGTCCTGATGAAATAGTAAACTGGCGTTTATTTAACTCTTCGTTGGGGTCTGAACGGTTCCGAGACTAGACATTCAACCAGATTTAAATCTATTGTTAATTGAACAATCATTTCATTTGGTCGGAGCTTAATATCGAACTTATTTGTGAACTTTTTAGCTTCTCGCGGGTTAATAACAAAGCTTGCTTTACCCTTGCTTGAATCAAAACCACCAAAGTAGGAACCATCTGCAACCTTTACAACATAAAGATCAACTAGTGCATTGCTACCTACAATATTTTCTTGCATAAATCTTCTCCTAGATTATTTAAAGTACATATAAAACAAATAAATTAAAACGTGCAATGATCGTGCTTGAGCTTCAGATGGCATAGTTGTCGGTGTCCAAATTATATTTTCACCAACAGACGATGCAACTAACCAACCATTTGGATTATTTACCGAACTTGATGGAGCAAAAATCATCGGATAAATATCCAATTTCTGCTCAACTAAAGAAATATCCATAATATTATTTACGTAATCTGCTGTAGGTAAACCCTTAGCATGTTCAGGAATAATAGTTAGAATGAATTTATTTAAATTATTTTTTAAAGAATGTTGTGCCCATTGATGCAAAAGATCTTCCATGATCTTGGCAAATTTATCCTCAGCAGATTCAACTATTTCTTTTGGATGGTGAGGAAGAGTTTTATCCTTCCTCACGAATTGTAAGACACTCATATAGAATAAACTTTAAGAGTATTAAAGTTGCCAGTTATTAAATTAGCTTCTCCAGGGTACCCAAGTGGATTACATGCTAATTCGGTTTTGCCAATCTTACCACTGTAAGGTGTATGAGTATGACCAAAGAACCATAATACTGGTTGATGCTTAAGAATAAAAGCATCTAGAGTAGATGCAAAAGCTGCATTTAAAGTAATAGCTGGTTCATCCTTCTGATATTGTGGATCACAGGCAGAATAAGATGGCATATGATGTGTAACAACCACAACTTTTTCATCCTTAAGATCAATTAACCACTCTTCAAAAATGTCTAATGTGCTAGCATGAATCTTACCAGCTTCTTCAGTAGAAAAAGGCAATGACGAATTAGCACTAGTAATTGCCGTGTGATCTCTAATATAACGCTGAACAATTCTAGATGTTTTAACATCGCCTTTATTGTAGTCAGTCCAAAGTGTAGCACCAATAAATGTGATATCACCAATTTTAACTTTTACTGGATCATTACCAATAACAGTTAGCTTTGACATATCAATTTTTACATGCTCTGATCTAAGAGTACTAAAAATAGTATCGAAGGTATCTGATATTTTCATACCATAATGTTCATGGTTGCCAAACACATAAATGACATGTTTAAAACGAGGAACAACCAATTCGAAAAATGTGGCAATACGATTAGGTCTACGAGCAGTCGCAAGATCACCAGCAACAATAAGAATAGTTTTCTTATCAGTTGGTAATACTGGGATGAGTTGTTTAACATGGGCTTTAACCTGATCTCCACCTTTATCATAAAGGTCATAGAAATGTTCTAAATGCAGATCGGAAACTTCGCGGATATGTGTTGCCATTTAATTCCTCATCGGTAAAAATATAACCTCTAGGTTATATAGTGCAATTATAACACAGGGATTATAATTTGTAAACTATCTGTTACTGACTTTTAACCATTCTTTGAAGCAGGTTTTCATTTGTCTACCTGAATTAAGACTTGGTGTCAGAGCTAACTCTCCTATTCTTTGTTCGAGAAGACGGAGAGTTTTTCGTTGCCGATATATTTGTATGTCAATTACTTTCATAGGATTAGTCTGTTTAAGATAATCTTATTTATTCAAAAGTAATTTTAAACTCGATTTGCGGTGTGTTATTTTATTAAAAGTCCTTCTAACAAAATAAGATCGAATAATAGAAATGACAGTAAAAATGACGGTCATCTTAAAATTATTGCTCACCGACATCTGACACCCATAGTGTGGTAGAAGGAAGTAGTTAACAATCATTGATGTTAGAAACCCAGTTGCTATATTGATACTAATTTCAATTAGCGAACCCATTCTTGTTTGCATTTTTAACCCTTCTGTCTACAGCGTTTTTCTATATCTTCGCACATCCGTTTTTCTTTTTCTAAATCACGAAGTCGATTCAACATGGTCCAAGCAGCAAGTTGAATTTCAGTTGCTTCACCTACATCTCTATCTATTGGAGAACCGTGGCGATGATCATCTTCCATCATTAAACGATTATTTGGGCTTATCCATTCGCCAGGTTGAAGCAATTTTTTCAAGTACTTAATTGTTATCTGCATAACTTGTTCATCGGAAAGACTTATCTTTTCGTAACTAACTTTTGAAATTTCAATATCCATATTCGCTCGCAAATTGTAAAATTATTTGTGTTAATAAAAAAGATGGCTTCCAAAGCAGGTACAAAATCGGAAATGAAAGTAGGGCAATTAATATCTTATGCAATTTCATCTCAATAAATTCAAACAGAATATACCCATAGATACACCCGGAAATTATTCCCATGATTATCATGGATAAATGTTCAATTATAGCATGCATATATGATATGACCGTAAGAGTTCACTAACCATTATTCCACAAAGACAAAATAGAAATTCAACAATATGAGATTGTGATAAATTTCCAGAAAATTTGTACCAATATTCTTGAATCCTAATAGCAACAAAACCTAAAAAACAACCATATAAAAAATACAACATTTAAACCTCCACTGCTTTATCCAGCTCAAGATAATTTCCCGTTTCAGCAAAACGCTGCAGATGAGGAAGCAAAGTTTTTACCATCGCTTGAGTAAGGTGCATGCGAACTTGTACCTTCTCATTTTTGTTACCATTAGGACCATCTAAATTTGGTCCTGTATTATCAACACCAAACCAAATTGCCGGTTCAGTAGCAAGACTTGAATCTTGTAGTGAACATTCCTGATGATAGCGATCAAGAAATTCAAAGCAGCCAAAGCCGCGACTATTCCGTGAACCCACTAATTCAATATCAGTCTGCTCAAACTCGTCACCATCTTCAACAACTACCGTTTGTGTGAGTTTCATTATACCTCCACTATTTTATCGTCTCTTGCATGCTCATAAGTACAGAAACGAAGAGATGAATATTGTTTTGTTTTCGATTTGGAAACTTCTTGGTACTTGATAACATGAGTAGCATCAAGCCACTTCTGCGGATTAGCTTTCATATCAGCACGCTGAGCATCACTAAAACCAGAGCCAACATTAAATTCTACACGTTCGCCACTTTCGAGGAATCCTACACAATTTGCACCACCGATAGTATTTTCCAACCGAGTCTTTTTACGGCCTGGATAAAATGCAATCATACGTGCATCAACATCAAAGAACCGTTTTACTTTTGTCCATGCGAAGGAACGATCCCAAGAATAAACACTATCCCAATTCTTAAGAATGAGACCTTCAATTTTGCGAGCTGCATTTTCCGGTAGATCAATTGCATCATTGCAATAGCCAACCATATCTTGATAGTCTTTTACTTCGCGGCCTTCTGACAGGATGATTTTCTTAACACCAGTCATAGCCAATAGATGCTTAAGTGAATCACGATTTTGTCGCATTGTAATATCAGTTTTTTGATTCAACCAATCTGTCATCGGCATTAAGAAGAATGCGCGGAATCGCAAATTAGCTTTAGCTTGATCATTACCAGCTTTTTTAGCATTTACTGTATCGGTAAATCCTAGATCGCTGCATCGTTCACCATCAAGAATGAAGTCAACTTTGCCGAGAGTGTTATGCAGTTCACGTAAATCTTCGTCGAAGAGACCATTGACATGTTCTGCAATTTTACCAGATCGGGAGTAGTAGATAATTTCATCTGCTTTAACAAATGCAATGGTACGTTCACCATCATATTTGAAATCTGCTTGACATGGAAAAGTAACATACTTTTCAAAGTCATCGGTGTCATCACATTTATCAGCTAACATAACTGAAAAAGTACGAACTTGTTCATCTTTCCAAACTTTGTTGTAGCTTTCAACTGAGAAACCAGCCCGCAAATCTTTATCTAGAATTCGTTCTAGATAGCTTGCGGTTTCTTGAGTGAAAAGGGCTAGGGTTGCAGTAACCATAGCTCGAGCAGCATCACCAGTTACACGACGAGCATCAAGATCATCAAGCATTGAAATCACAACAGGAATATTTGCATCGCTATCAACACTAGCAAATTTAGCTGGCTGCTCGAACTTGCGAACACCGTAAACACGGAATGCATCTTGAGCATAAGTCATTAATGCACGAGACGGACCATCAAGTTTAGCCAGAGCTTCCTTGATAGTATTTTTAGTTCCAGCGCCTTCAGCAGATTCACATTCTTTTAAGATTTCTACAAAATTCATTTTTAGCTTTCTAAAATTATCTAATAAAATATTATATCACAAAATTCAGGTTAAGTAAACTGGTGCTCAACGAATGATAAATTTTGAAATGATTTATCTAAAGAATTAACTATTTCGAATGCAATTCTTTCTGAAACTTTCTGCCAGATATAATGTGCAGTTTCTTCTTTTGTTTTTAGTGTGCTGAATTCTAATGGTAGTTCTATCTTTTTACCATTCAATTGAAAAACGACCATGAATTTATTCGTGACAGCTAAATAATCGCACCAAGAATGTATGACACATTTAAATTCTGTATTCTCAACTCTAATTGAATTGACTATTTTTTCTCGAGCAGCAGCTTCCATTTCTGTTAGAAGCTTTACTGACGCATCAGTAGGTGCACGCTTTTCAGTTATAGTTGTACTATTAGATTCGTAAACCGTTTGAGGTCTATCTGATTGCCAATATGTGTCAAACATTTTTATTCCTTAAAGCATTTAATTTGTTTATCAAGTGCAGCACTAGAAGTACCGGTAACAATATAATTACTGGGCAAGCCTGATTTATTTGCTTTGTAAATTATTGAGAAATCTCCAAGTCCTACTGCCCCAACAATAAAAATATACAAATAGAGAAGCCAATAAAAGCAAATAAATTAATAATGATTTTCATTTTGCTCTTTCTTTCATCATTGCATCAGCAATTTCATATGCAGTTTGTGCAAGCCCATTAGCATCCATTATCCCTCTTGCTGCAGAGGTTTGAATTGCAGCCATAGCGAATTCATCTCGAAGAGTTTTCTCAATGCCGACAATTTCATACTCATCAACATAAACACCACCGCCATTTGAACCAACTTTTTAGCGATCATTCTTAACATAATATTATCCCCCAGTTATACTTTCAAATTCAGCAACAAAAGTTTCTTTTAATGTTTCGCGGTGAGCACAATTAAAGAAATATCCCTTAGGAACATTATAAACCCACTGTTCAAATCTGTCATATAATTGTCCAATAACAGCAATCGAACCAAAATATGCGCCAACAACAAGAAGCAGAATTGAGTTAATGATCATCATTATTACTACTGGAATTGTAATAAGAATATTAACTAACCAATATAGAATTCTTTTCTTATTCATTAAAATTCTCCTGGACATTCGCCGAAAACAATTTCTTTTTGTTCTAGTGATAAACTGTTCCACCATTCATCAAACCGTAATTCTGGATGAAATCTAGAACAACTACAGTCTTCGCATTCATAAGCACCAATCTCAAAACCATTAGTTACTGGACAATCTTCATCGCCATATTTGCAACCCCTAGAACAACAATGGGTGAGATGAGCCGAATTCATTTTTGAAAGACATCGAGCTCGCTTAGCTTCGACACCATCATATCCAGCTGCTTCCTGCATCTGTTTAAATGCATCTTCCATATTATCGGCCACACATTTGCTCATAACTATATCCTAATTGTACCCACTGAACTTCTTCTTTTGCTCGTTCATTTATAATAATTTGTTCGAGCTTTACTTTTTCTTTATTGAGCGTGTCAACCTCCAATAGAATTTCTGCAATTCTATTAAGTGCATCAAATTTAGTTTGGAGATTTGTTGACATATTAAGCAGCAACACAAAGAGTTGCACCGACTGTCCATTTTGCAGAAGCAACCAAAATCGTACCATCTGCCAAACATTCTTTGCCGACAACACATGTACCAGCACGGTTAAATTTTTCGATTTTGATTCGTTTTGCGCCACGGGTTTTAGTACGGAAGGTAACAATTTGACCAGGAACAAATTTAGTTCCAGCAACAAAAGCTTTAGCAGAACGTTGAGCTTTGATTAGCATAATCAAACCTTTGTTCAGAGAAAGAAGTTCAGCATCAGTTAATTTCATAATGTTGATTGTTTCTAAAATTTGAACAACTTTATTAGCATTTGTTGCTTTGATTGGGGCTGGTGTATTCATTTTGAAACTCCTATGTTTAATCAATTTATAGGTTATTATATCATGAACCTGAGTAAATGTACACAGTTATTTTAGTTATTTTCAAAAAGAATTGTAACAGAAAAGTTAATAGAAAGTAACAATGTAACAAAATAACACTTTTATCTAGAATGTAACATAGAAGTTACTTTATGTGTGTTAATGTAATATCTATGTTACATTATGAGAAATAGAGGATGTAATTTAAGAACATTTTAGTGCGAAATGTATCTTATTTTATACATAAAGTGACTTAATGAGTATTATAAGATACACTATTTAATATCAAAAATGTAATTTAATAACATTATTAAACTATTAATCTTCCTAATTTCTTATCAATGTCTGTAACTTTTTTCGCGAGCACAAGAAGATCTTCTTGACGAAACTTTAAACCTAAAGCACCATTCTTAATGGGTTCACCTTTTAATTTATGGATTTCCTTAATAAGGTTTTCTCTTTCTTCTAGCAATGGAGCACGAACTGTATCTGAAACTCTATTTGTTCTATCACCTAACCAAGTCATTTGATTCTCCAATTTAAAAATGTATTTATAGTGCTCCAGACCTCAGGTTTATAACAGGATAAATACTGAATCGAATACTAGGAGTCCATAAATGGCCAAGAAAAAAATTCCAGCATTAAAAATAGAAATGGTTGATGAGCCAGTCAATCTCCATATTATGGCTCTGCTTGAATATAAGCGTGAACAGTATTTATGTGTGATAGATAATATTTCTCCCACTGAAATAGGAGCTTATGTCGTTGACTATGCAGAGCAAGGGAATATTTCTGTTCAAGATTTTCTAAGCGTGGCTACATATTGGTTTTATAGCAAATCAGAACAATGTCCACTAAGTGTGGAAGTTGCAAGGCAGGGATTAACAGAAATTCTATCGCCCATGTATAGAACATTTGACAGTAATTATGTTGCGAGAATTATAGGACAAGCATTCTCCTTCGAAGCAATGAATACAACCAAGGTTCGAAGGAGACGAGTAGTGCAAATACCAGAAAGTATTGCGATTAGATTGAAGAAACCGAACTTAGACTAAACCATATAGAAGTTTAAAGACATTAACTTTCCACTCTTTAAATTCAGCATCTAATTCATTTGTTCGTTCTCTTAAAACCGAATTTGCTACTGCATCATCTATTTGATTAAATGCATCTTCAAGATATGCAGTTGCTAATGGCAAAGATACTTCACCATTTTTCAGCTTTAATAAAACATCTGCATTTGGTCGTGGCAATGTCAATGTACCTTTATTGCTAAGTTCTAAGATCTGTTCTGTGATACGAACAGCATGGGACAAAGCCTTCCAGTCAACACCTTCATCATCCTTATCAGTAAGTGTAACACGCTTACCATAAGTCGCTACAGTATTTTCTACAGATGTTAGTATTGTTTGAAGACTAACAGTAAAATAATACTGCTTACCACAGATATTCAAAACATCTGCAGGCTCTGCATGAAATAATTTTGAACCACTTCCAGCAAGCTTCTCAACTTTAACATGTGGCAATTGAAGAAGATTAAATTTCAATTCGTCGTTTGCTTTCAGTGTCTGATCTACATCTTTCAATGCATCTTTCAATAACTGAACGGCTTTAGTTAGAGTTGTGTAACGCTCATTTTTCAAACCATAAAGCTTTGCCTGAGAAACCGCATAGCCAACCATTTTCTTAACATTACGATTTAAGAATTTAGTTACCAATTCTTCCATTATATCTTGCATATTTGCAACTAGACTGATATCATTTGTATCAAGTGAAACAAATTTACCGTCCTTAGCAGCAAATGCTGTTTCAACAGCATAAGTTTGACCAGCATAAAAATCATCAAAGAAAACTTGTAGTGGCAGATATTCTGTTTCAGCTTCGCCTGCTAACATGCGATCACCAGCCTTCATGCCTTCTGGTTTTTCTTTGCGATTAGTTACTTTAATGTTCAGAAGCAAAGTGTCAAGAGCCGGTAAACACACAGTCTTGTAATCATAATCTGATTTTTCAGTTGCTGTTCCATATAGTCGGGAACCAGCGAGCATTGTAAACAATGCAGTATCTTTATTTGCTTTCATTTAATTTCCTTAATTATATAACATGTCAAAATAATTCAGAACACCCAACGTAACTAAACTTATAATAGTTATCGCTAATTTTAACTTCTGAACTCTAACATAAAATTCTTGATCTTCAACTAGTTTATCAAACATATTTTCTCTCACTTAATCTTAAATTTGCAATATCGTTTTGATCTTTTACAATTTCATCAAATATTTCCTGAATTTCTGCAGATGAATAAAACATTTCCAATCGCTGTCTATAATTCATCTTAGCTAATTTATAATGCATTTGATCAGCTACAAGTTCTTCGATGACATCAGCAGCTTCTTTTTCGAGAGTGGGAATACTCACAGGGTAATTCCTAGAATTTATTTCTATCTCATCTACAATAATAGATTGGGGACAATTTCTTAAGGCTGTAACTATCTCTCTTATGTGATCTTTGCTAAACATTAGAAATCCATAATATCAATAAGTAGTCCAGCCCTAGCAAGACTATGTTCTACACGATGCAATCGCTGTTCGAAAGTCATCTCACGTTCTACATATTTAGGAATGCAATCACCAGAAACTTCAACGCATCTATGGCCAACAAAAACTGGATATGTTTTATTTGGATCGTATTTAGGGCTAATTCGTACGCTAGTCATTTCATTACTCCTTAAAATGTTCTTTGATTAATTTCTGTGCATTTTTTAATCCGATAATAACTACACTATCAGTAGTCTTCCTAATTTCAGCATCAAGAATTGAAATACTTTCCTGCACAACCATATTAATAATCGGTTCGATTTCGTGATCTGAAATTGAAGGGAAAAATGCAGTTCTCATTCTATGATACTGACACAGTTCACTTATAATTTTGTTCATGCATATTCTCCCATAGCTTCTGCCATTCTAACCTTACGCAGACGATCCATCTGTTCACCAATTTCTTTACCTGGCAAATGCTGAAATGCTTCTGATGTAACAGTACTACCAGCTTTTGCACAAGCAGCCAAGTCAGTAGATGATACACAATATTTGATACCGCAATATTCGCCATAAGTCATTACTGACAACAAGGTTTTCAAAGCTGAAGACTGACTATCAAAACCTCTGATTCTTTTCAAGACCTTAAAAATTTGTTCAACCTCAAACTTAACTATCTTAGTGCTAGGCAAAGACATATTTCTATTTCGCCATACCAAATTCAAATTCTGATGCGCTTCAACAAAGATGCTTTTACTTTTGATAAATTCAAATGCTAGCGGTTTAGATGCAAGAGCAACGAAAGCTACCAATTTATCTTCTTCTGCAACTTTATCTGTTTCCAAACCAGCAGCATACCAAAAAACAGCTGTTGAATAAAACAAAGTAGCAAAGAAAGATACGTCATCCATTACGCCGAATCTATGCAACACCTCAAAAAATCTAAGTACATGTCGTGGAGTAGCAAATACTTTTTCAATCTCAGCCCAGTATCTTTCTTGAGACAATGCTTCCATTTCACCAGACTTAACAATTTTTCTAGCTAGTGCTACTGTTTCAGGAGCAATTGTAAAGCTCTCAAAGCGAGCAGCAAATCGTGCCAAACGAATAACACGCAATGGATCATCTGCAAAAGCTTCTGATGTATGACGCAAGATACCATTTTTCAAATCTTCTTGCCCGCCAAAAGGATCAACCAAATTACCATCTTCATCTTCTGCAATTGAATTGATTGTCAAATCCCTTCGCATCAAATCAGATTCGATGGTGATAGATGGATCAAATGTAACAGCAAAACCTGTATATCCAAAACCAGTTTTTCTTTCTGTTCGGGCCAAAGCATACTCAGCCCCAGTAACAGGATGCAAGAAAACTGGAAATGACATACCAACATGAACAAAACCATCAGCCAACATTTCTTTTTCAGTGGCGCCAACAACTACATAGTCCAAATCATTAGGAACTTTACCCCGCAATTTATCTCTAACAGCACCACCAACCAAGTATGTTTTTTTCATTTTAAACTTTCTTAACTACATGTTCTGGATAATCAAATTTTGACATAAGTACTGATGTTTCTTTCCAAGTACTTCCATAATATTCAATTTTTACCTGCTTAGGTGTAAATTTAACTATTGTGCCTATTATTAATCCCTTATAATAAGGAGGATTAAAAGCAACAATATCCCCAATAGCTAATTCTTGACCAAATATATCAACCATTTCGTGATATCCTTATTAATTCTCTCGAACTTACTTGAACAGCACCAGCGATAATTGCATTATCAAGTTGATCTCCAGAAATATCATAATGCTTAATCTTAGCGGAGCTGTGGAAAAAATGTCTTTTCACGCCAATAGTAAGAGCAAACTTATGTAAATCTTCTATACCATTATCAGAAATCATGTGACTATATTTAGTCCGCGGTTTTGATGAAGAAGATTTAGTCCAGCGAGTCTCATCGATGTATATTGTCATTTCAATATTTCCGGTTTAGTTTCTATTTCAAATGGTTCAATTTCTGTAAACTGCTTCCCCGCAATTAGACCATTTGAATCAACAGGTCTACGACCTTTATTATAATCCAATGACAGAGTTATATGGTATCTTTTACCATCAGACCTAAATGATTTCCCATTGACTGTTACTATAACAGCTTCAAGTGAATCATCAGAAATATATCCAATAGCAACAATTCGCGCAGGAGACGGAATTGGAGTTGATGGCTGAATACCAAAATTTACAGTTACATGGTGAGCAATAACATCAGGAAAGTTTGGCTCTATATGATTCAAAAGAGTCTTCATTCCAGCTTTAGTTAGAACGTATGCACTATACATTTTTATCGCCTTTAGATATTATTTTAGGAAAAGCAGCACCGCGAATACCTCTTCGATGAATAGATTTTTTCCATGACAATCTGTCATCATCTATTTGCTTTTCAATTTCTAGTGCACGCTTCTGACCTTTTTTAGTTAGAGCCATTCCGTGCGGCATAACTTGACTACCCGGATATCTTTCCCTAACTTTAACATCTGTCATAAATCCTAGCTTTTTCAGAGAGGTCCTTGCTACTGGACATTTTACATCTGCAGCACCACCATAACGTAATGCCATTAGCAGATATCTCCAATCATCTAGTTCCATTTAACTGCACCAGCAACACAGGTTTTAGTAACCATCAACGCAATAAATTGTGTACCAGGACAGGCTTTAGCTAAGCGTTCCATTTCAGTTGTTAACGAACTAGACTCAATATGAACTTTCGGATTTGAACCAATAACCAATTTCCCATCAACTACACTAGCGATAATGAATTGACCATTTGTTGGTATTACAGAATTTTCTGTAACATTCTTCTTAGTAGTAAATGGCATTGGCATAATAGAATTCCAATTTGAATTCATTTTTGCTGTTCTAAGCAAAAATTCACGAGTACGAATACGTGTCCCAAGTTTGTAAGAACCGCCATTAGTGCAGGATAATTTAACAAATCCCTTACTTTTTATTTTATTTGAGTAAACGTTACCATCAACATCCAAAAAGTAATCGTCGAAACAACCGGATAAATAGCGAAGTGGAAATAAGTTGTCTGGTGGTGGGTTAGGAAATGACATAATAGTTTCTTTCTTTAATTCGATTTTAGAATCTTCAATATCTGAAGTAAAAGTTCTTTGTTTGGGGAATACTTTCTTCCAATCTGGGTGGGCTTTAGCTCGTTTAAAAAGATGTAAATTATCTACAATAAAACTTTTTACTAAGCCACGGCCATCGTTAATTGCTAAAGTAACATAAAAATCACCCTTGCCAGATGAAGTTGGAATCAATTTATATTGAAGTCTGTCATAAACATTGCCATCAATATCTATTAAATAGCCTTCGTATTGAGGCTCAATTAAGGAAAGTTTGAAGTAATTTGGCATTTGAAATCTTTCTGTTTAATCAATTTGTAATTAAAGCGTTATAGTTATTTCTCTCATATTAATCTGCGTGGAGAAAAATATTAAATCCCCTCGAGTAATACTTGTTCCGTTTAAAATATAAGTTATTTGATCCCGGGAACGTTTAGGAAATTTATTTCTATCTCCCAACAATTTAACGAAATGCTTATTTTTATCGGAATAAACATTTCCAAATTTATCAAGATAGTATCCAGCAAATTCAGCAAGAAAATCCGATAAACAAAATAAAGTTATCATTTTATTTTCTGGATGTTGAAAAGCTTCATCCCATTGTGCATGTGTCATTGCCATTTCTTGTAGGTGTTTCTTGCTCATATTATTACCAGCAATTTTTACCATGACACCTATGCCATTACCAAATTCTAGAACCTTATTAAGTTCTAAATTATAAATCTCACCATCTGAATCCATGAGATATTTGGATAATCTAGGATTAACTAGCTGAAGTTTGAAATATTGTTTCAATTTGAAATCTTTCTGCTTTATCAATTTATAAGTAATTATATCATGTTAACCTGATAAAGTAAACAAAAAGAGTGTAACAGTTTTGTTATCAGATTGATACTAAATTGCACCTATTGCAATTAAATGAAGTTGTAAAACTATTACTAAACTGTATGCAATTGCATGAGATTTTTTGAATGAATATCCCTGTTCATCTTTTGCATACAAGATTCTTCGTGTAGCTTCTTTTTGAGAAAGATAAAGCTTTGCGAACTGTTTCTTTCCTGGACGTATTAGAGCCAAAACATCTGCTAACTCTTCAATATTTTTAGGTTTAATTAAACTTAAAATATCTCCATGTTTTGATAATTGGAATAATTTAGTCTGCTCTTGGGGCAAAGTAAGTAGACCCCAATCTGGTTCTAATTCTAAAAGCTCTTCTATTTCTTTTCGTGATTCAAAGTAATCATAAATTCCTAAATGCAAAAAATCTATTTTACTATAACCTAGATCTTCTGCTTCTTTAAATGGAATAGCAGAAAAACCTGTAACTAAATCAACTGGAATATTTTGTGGGTACACTCCGCAAGGATGAGGCAATAGATTACCATCTTTCTCACGACTTGCACGTGTCCACGGGAACAGAGTAGCGGGAACAAACTTAGTCTGCAAATCGATATCAATATCCGCGCTAAACATTATAACCCAACCTCAGCAACAATTTCCTTAACAACTTTTAGAGTTGCGCCATTTGATTGAAATTTATTAGTCCAGTAAGTTCCATTAACAACGGTATTAAATGCTACCAATTGCGATTTATCTAGCGTATGGAGCAGGGTTCCGAACTTAGGAGAACAGAATAAAAGCCAAGGAGTTAATCTGCGTTGGCGGATTAAAGATAATACCCTTTGGGCACCCAAAGTTTCAAAAATATTTTCAATTTTAACTTCTTCTTTTTCACAGAGATCAAAAAGATAGTTAACAGAATCCTGAACTTGTTCAAGCGGATCGAGCAATTTTTCAGACCATTCTAAATAAATCGCATAAGCAGAATCGCGGCACCAAAGAATGGGCAAGATAGAACCAGCAACCATTAAATCCATATAGATTTCTGGACGAGCAATATTTGCATCTATAATCATTTGAGCAAAATTAATAAATGCTCTATAATATTTAGACTCCATAAATGCAGCAGCTCCAGGCTGGCTGAATTTTTTCTTACGCATCCACTCACGATAGTATCCAAAAGCAGCTTGACCGATTGGATTAATTAATTCTTCAGCACGACGTTTAGGTTCGCAGTAATGACGCATAAATGTACCCTCGCCCATAAACTTGCGAGAACAATAATGACACTGCCAATTAGCAGCTTTGCCTAAATTTAATTCTACATCTTCAATTGGTACACGCCTTGCAGCAATCTGTTCAGCATTAAGAAGCTCAGGCTTCTTAGTCTCCTGAGTCTTCGGCGAAAATGTTTTCTTTACTTGGGGTGACTTTGACATCTGTTCCTTCCCATACGATACCATCATTTGTTGATTCTCCATTATCGCGAAATAGCTTGATGTATTTTTCAACAATCTCAGCATTTAAAAAAGGCTCATCAACTGTCATTATTAATCCAACACAACCTGGACGATAATCTTCATTGATTATTGTCATTGACGGTTTCATAATTCGTTCTGCTGAATTTAAAACTCGTGTAATAGATTTGCGAATTTCCATCCGCTTAGCTAATCTAGCTTCAGCTTCTGGGTCAAACTTAATTTGACGAGTGCCACGACCGAATCTTTTTTGCTCAGCTTTTGGAATTAATTCCCATTCAAACTTAATATCATATGGGCCATCAATTTCATCTAACTTTGCATATGCAAGCTCTTCGTCATTCTCTATAGCTGCATAATTAAGAGTCGTCATAGCTACTGCGAAATAGTATTTCTTAGGATTCTTTTTAGATAAGAATCTAAAATCCACCCAGTGCCAAGGATGTTCTGGATCATAAAGATGATTGCAATAGAAAGTACCATTGCCACATTCAGTATCTTCAATGACACTTTTTCTGGCCCGCTCCACCCTACGTCGAATTTCTTTTCTTCGTTGTGCAGAACTTCCACTAGTCTGTTTAAAAGTGCTCATTGAATATCTTTCGTCTATTTGAAATATGGGCTACTGCTCTGTTGTGCATAATTGAAGCATCTGATGCACCATCTCTAATCATTGCGATAATTGCTGCATCATAAAAAGCTGCTTCACCGGGATATTTTTGTTCATTTGTTTGATTCTTTAAACTGCTATTAAATGTCAATGCCGGTAAATCAGCCTCATGAGTTAATCTGCAAATATTTGAATCAACTACAACATCATCTAAATCAAATAAACATTCAATGCCATTAGTAAATGCAACTAATATATGTTCATTTGCAGCAATAAATCCGCCGACCATACCATTAAACAGCAGCGCATCATTTTCATTAATCTTAAAACTTCTAGGATCACTTGTGAATAGTAATGGCTTATTGAAACCTGGGGTGTATGCTGAACTACAGTTAATACGTCTAACGATATTAATTCCAATAGCTTGACCTATTAGGATTTTATTATCCGAAGCCCAACGTTTTCCTCGAGGTATAAAATCTTCAAATGCACTCATAATATTCTTTCATTGACATAATATTGATATTATATCATGCTAACCTGGTAAAGTAAACTCACACTCCAGCCATTCGTTCTATTAAAATAAGAGATTCACTAGCAGGAGCAAATCTGGCAATAGGAGAACCTTTTCTATTAGCAAAATGTGGATCAAGCTTTCCTGAATTGAATTTTATTAGTTCTTTGCTACTTGTAAAATTTTCATAAACCATCAATTTCTTTCCTTCGAAATTTTTGCAATTAGGATAACTAACAAGTAGTACTAAATATTTACCTACCATACGTTCATCAATAATTTTAAAATTAGATGGATCAGGATTTGAATCTTGTACTGCATAGGGGCTGCTCGTGCAACTCTTCCATCTATTTGGAAATAAGCCCATTTTAAAACTCCTTTTTCAATTTAGCTATCTCATCTTTCTGCCACCCAAGTTCTTCTGCCATCTGAAGTAATTCGGAACTTGGTGGTAATGGATTCATAAGTCTTGACTCTCTAGCAGACATTTCATAATACTCCTGAATGACTTTTAATGTTTCTAGGTTTTTCTTCTTGCTCTTTACACCCAACCACTGATAGCGTTTACCAGTTTTAGAATTAGATGCCTGCAATAATCGCATTAATAAATGCGGATGCTTTCCCAACGTGAACACACAAGGATTAACAAACTCATTTAGTAATACAATTTGACGCTCATCTGAAGTTCCAGACAACCAACGCATGACCACAAGAGGAGCAAATCCTTTTCGCTCATCATCAGATAGCTTAAAATAAATGTCACCAGATTTAGAACTACTTATATCTGCAAGCAATCCAAAAATATCTAATTTATAAGCAGCCATTATTCGACCTCAATATGATGCACAGCTCTCACATAATCTATCTTAATATAATTGAAACATTTGTGTCCAAGCTTTTCTATTTCTTTTTGGATATAAGCATCTTCGCCTAATTCTTTTCCATATGGTCGACAGTAAACTTGTCCATCAACAACACAGTTCCATTGACTTTCACTAAAAGGTATAATTAATTCTGTCATTTTTTGTCCACTAAATGTGCGATGCTGTCTCTTTTTAAACGGCGATTATATTTTATTTTTAGATAAATCTTTTTAATTTTTCTAAATGGCCATCGAAGAATACTTCCACAAATAAAAACTATTACAACTAAGACCAATAAAATTCTATAGAATATTCTGGAAGCAACAGTAGGATCGGGATCAATTTTTGGATTAACACCCATATTAACATCGTCCTAATTGAATGAAGAGGCTCGCCAAGTTAATTTCGGTGTCTGATGAAAGCGGGTGCTTACACATATGTTCAGCAATAATCATAATTGCTGCATCAGAATCTTTAACTTTCATTTTCTCAATGTTAGTATAGAGGAATGTAAACACATCTTCATGTTCTTCACGGGTTGCAGATTCGCATACAAGCTTACGTGCAGTTTTAAAATCACCGGATGATATACTATCCAGTAATCCAAATTTCCAATCAGCAGATTCTGCTGATGCAGATGACGGATTTAATAATTCTCCATCAATAATATTGCCCTGCAACAATTGAATAGTTTTACGAATGTCTGGATAACCTACATCAATATAAGAAAGCAAATATCCAGCATCATATTCTACTTTTTCTTTATCTAATATTTCTACCATTCGGCCAGCAATTTTATCTTTGTCTGGTGCTTTAAAATAAAACTGCTGAAATCGTGACTTAAGCGGTGGTATGATTTTATTTTCATAATTACACGTAGCTATAAACCGGCATGATGCAGAAGTATCTTCGATTAGCATACGCAGTAAACCTTGACCATCTAATGAAAGATAATCAAACTCTTCTAATTGAACAACTTTAAATTTGCCGAGCGGCATAGTCATAGCAAATCCAGTAACTTCAGATCGCAATGCATCAATCTTTTTATCTGAACAGTTGATTCGAAGACGATCAGATTTATCCACATTTAAATCCCGCATCAATGCTTTTGAAATAGTTGTCTTACCTGTTCCTTGAATACCTGATAATAGTAAATTTGGCATATCACCATCGGCAACAAACTTTTCAAATAATAATCGTTGACGATCATCTTGAAAAATGACTTCTGAAATACTGCGAGGACGATATTTTTCTACCCAGATTGAAGGTTTCATATTTGTTATTCCATAAAAGATAAAGGGTTCCAATAATGTATATTATATACTATTGGAACCCACTTTAAAACTTGAATCAGATTGATTTAGACAGGAGAGCTATCTGATTTATATATCTCAAATAAATGTTTTAATTCTCGTCGATTATTTTCATCAGGCATTAGATCACCAAATTTTGCATCTACATCATCTAAAGAAGATTTATGAATTTTTACTGGATGAACAGGTTTCATAATTTGTTCCAATGTAATTGTTTCTCGTTCATCTTTAGTTGATTGTTCGTCCATCATGAATGGATCAGAGACTTTAACGATGTCATCAACATCTGGTAACTTAGCGACACTTAATGAATTATCAACTTCAATTTCTTCTTCCTCAACTGGATGATTCTTAAAATGTTCTAATGTAGCTTCGTATCTAGAGTAAGGTTTAGTTTCAGGAACCGGTATAACATCTTCATTAATTTTATCATCAATTATTAATTCTGGATCATCAGCCATCTCAGTATAAGCATCTGCTATATCGCTTGGTGGTTCTGCATAAGGTGGAGTAGGTGGATAATTCTGTGGTTCTGGTAATTTGCTCTTAGGTATTGGAAAGTCAGAAGATGCTTCCGGAAGTCTATGATCATACTCAACAGGATTTTCTTTGATATAAGATTCACTAAATTTCAATTCCTTTTTAGCTTTCCTTATTGCTACAATAGAATTACCTGCCAACAATAAAGCAATAGCTAATGGATCAAATACAAAAATAATAGTAAGAATAACCCATTTGACTGCCAATTCAGGAGTTGTATTAAATGCTTCAGCAACATAAATGATTGG